TGGCAGAGGAATAACAAAAAACACAGATCGTCACCAAAAGTCGGGCGATCTGTGTTTTTTGGATTCAAATTGATACACTGCCATTTACAAATGCTTCAGTATAGTGCATAGTACGTGCGTTACTTCGGTAACAACGGAGTGCAGTAGCTAGACATCCTTGAGATGACTTCCCTGCACTCCACCCACCTTACTTACATAAACGCCATCTTGTGCATCTAAAGACGCCAATAGGTCTAATAGTTGTTTGTAGTTGATGGCTAATAGCTGGAACTCATTAAGTTCATCAGAGAACTGACGTACAAACACTGTACCATCGTCCTCAAGATACATCTCTACATCATCAAACTTTCCATCAGGATCTATAGATACAACTTTAACATAATCTGACTCTATTTCGACTGTGAACATGAGAAATACTTATCCCCCTGCTCTATCGGTATTTCTACTGTCATCCTTCGCATTCCACACTGAGGACACTGCCTCTGTCTACGTTTCGATGGGTAGCCATATTTGAAGTGGGGTATAGTCTCTATTATCTTAGTTTTAACTGCACACTTAGGACAATGGGTTACACTATCTTTCATTAGTTACTCGCTTTCTTCACCCAAAGACGCTTGGCGTTCATCTTGCCGCCTATAGCCCCCGTTTCTTTACGTGCTTGTTGGGCTTCCCATTGAGAACCAGCGTGATAGGTTCTTATGTTGAACGTCTTTCGCATCCCTTTGTTTTCTGCGTCTGCCACAGACTCGTGTTGCTCCAACAACAGGTCTTCTCTGTTCATTTGTATCTCCAGTTTTCATTAGTTTTGAGTGTCAAAAGCCCAACTGCTAGATAACTTTCTGCTAGTTGGGCTTTTGTTGATTTAGATGTCTACGATTTCACACGTCCCAGAACTGCAAGCTAATTCCTGTGAGCCTTTAGTTGTGTCTTCAGACTCGTATTCAGACAGCTTCGTCCAGTCTATTGCATCAGGCATGGCAAACGATGCCACCTCATATTCTTCTTGAGTGCAGTCCTGATAGGGTGCTTGAGCATACGTGTGGTCAAACCTTGGTAGGAAGCTGACACCAGACATCTCATCGAAGTGCTTGTAGACAAACGCCCCTACTTCCATCCACTCATCATCCCCAACTGATACAGTCACTGATGGCTTGTGACAGGTGTAATGACGCTGGTACATTAGCCACATCTCCAGCTGTTCTATTGCTGTCATATCGTGACGTGTGATTGAGCCTTCTGGTGACTTCATAGGGAAGCTAAAGACAGTCGTAGTGTCTGGCTTCATAACACAAGGTTCTGCTGGTATTCCTTGGTCTGCAAGGAAGTGTGTCAGTGGGTCTTTGTTGTCGCCACGGACTGTTCTGATGTAGTAGTCAGAGTGCCTCGCATGAATCCCGCTACTGGATGATGACAGCTGTGAAACCGTGCCCGAAGGTTTTATGGCACAAACTGCGGCAGACTTATTGATACCTAATTTGTGTGCGTAGATTTCGTTAGTTACTACAGCAATGTCACGCCACATCTCTAGTCTACCTATTAGGCCATCAGACTTACCATTAGTGAGAGTGCAGTCCATGATGCCAGTCATAGAAACACCAAGCAATGCCTCTTCCTCAGTATTCTTTTTCCAACAATCGCGAAGGTAAGGAAAGTGAGTTAAAGTAGCTTGGATTGTACCTAGAATAGTAGCTAATTGTATCTTCATATCTATGTCGTGGGTGCTATCTGTAGCGCGGACGATTACTTCTGTAAGATTACAAAACTGACCACCAGTTCCAACGATGCCTCTGGTCTTTGTTTCACCAGTCACAGGGTCTGTGTATTCCTCAAGTTTCCTAGACCTCAACACTATCTCGCTGCAAGGATTTGTCCCGAACTCCCACATGTGATCTCTGATGCCTTCACGTTTAGCTTTGTCTCTAGCCGCCTTACGATTGAAGATACCGCGTTCGCCAGAACCCGAAGCCGCCAGTGACGCCCACTCGTTCATAAAGTCTACACCGCTGGGCTTGCTTTCGTATGCCACTGAGTTGTTCGCTAGAGCATGGTGTGGGTTGTCGATGTACCATTCTCCAGACTTCGCTGTACGCATCTCGTCATCCGATAGATCACTTAATGAAATCATTGCTGAACGTCTTACGCCACCAACGACTACAACTTCACCTATTTTACACATGATGCTGTGGACATCCAGTGGTGTCAGCTTACTGCCTTGCTTTGAGATAAAGGTGTTGATGGTATGCTGGAACAGTTCAACTAATGGTTCAGCACCAGATGCTCTACCACCAAAGGTTTCTAAACGTGCACCAGCTGGCCTTACTGCCGACACATCCCACGTTGGTATTCTACCAGCGTATAGTTCAGACATTAGTTCTCTATAGCCAGTTGCCCAGCCCTCTTTGCTGTCTGCTACAGTGATTGCGTATTCGACATCTATTAGTCGAGGTATCGTTGGTAAACTTTTCACATACTTCTGCTCAACTGAGAATCCTACGCCAGTGCCGCACATCAAAATAAAAAGAACCTCATCAAAGCATCGAACATGGTCTATAGGTGTGAACGCACAATTATATCCAGCTGTATTGTCGCGTGATAAAGCCTTACCACTTGTCATAAGTGCTCGCATACTTGGGACTATCTGTAGACCCAGTATCGCTGTTTCAATTTTTGCCGCCATTTCACGGCTCACTTTTGGCCTGACCACATTGTCCATATAACGGCCTACTGTTTCAGTCCAAGTTTCACGTCTGCCCTCTTCGGGTATCCATCGAGCATATCTGCTTGTGTGGATGAATTGCTGGTAGTCTGTTGGTAATAAATTATTCATAGTGTTTCTTCTTTTTCTTCAATGAGTGAAATGAGTCGATCCAAGTACCAGCGGCACTTCTTTAGGTCTTCGACGGGTTTTTTCTTGTAAGGCCAACGCCACAGGTACTTGAAAGCATTTTGCCAAAGGTACGCATTGTGACCCCAAACTAGAGAGCCATCTGCCATCGCTTGCATTGCATCTATGCACTCGATTGATCCTGAGTTGTAATGAGGTGGCTTGTTGACAGCTTCGTCTATCTTGTCGGTTTCCATAGTATCACCTCTCCCTTCTCATCGTCCCAGTCAGTACAACGCAAAATGCGAGCCATACGTGCTTGAGTCAGCGCGTAGTCAGCTGTTAGATTTTCTTTTTGATATTGTTTGACGACAGCATCCCAAGTCGGGTGGTTGCCTAGTATCTTCTCGGCTGTCTTGATGCCTACTTTTGGACACCCCGCAAAGCCATCGGTACTATCGCCCATCAGTGCTTGAATGAGGAAGTTTCTGTTGGCTTCCATGTCACTGATGACCAGTCGATCATTGTCGGTAGGTCTGTAAAGGCGACATGGGATAGTCTTCATGTCCTTATCGTCAGACACAATGATGGCCTCGGTGTTTGGCATCGAACCCATGATGCCCATGACATCATCTGCTTCCAGACAGTCCACCAATACGCTGTCGTAGGTTTCCATAGCCCACGCAACGAGTGCTTTGTATCCTACAGGCTTACGGACTTTCTTACGTCCACCTTTGTAGGTCTCTAGTATGTCTTTACGGAAGTTCTTTTGACCAGAGATTGTGACTATCACATCTTCAACAACCAGTTCCTTCTTGAACTCATCGACCATAGACGTAAAAAGTTTCTTTGCTGCTTTAAGGTCAGTAGCGAGCGACCAAATGTCATCGCCCCAGTCGATCTCATGTTCAACGGCAATAGCGGCTCTAAATAGATAAAGGTCGCCGTCAATGAGTAATGTGGGTTTTGTAAATGACTTCTTTAAGTGTACTGCTGATTTCTTCATGAATATCCTGTCCCTCTGGGGTTATAAACCATCGTTTTCCCCAGCTATCTTCATCAATTTTTGTTGTCATGAAGCCTTCACTTGCCGCTACAGCAACGTGAAGTGCTCCTACTCGTGCGAAGTCTGATTTGACTGTGAATGGCTTTCGCCAACTTCGATCAATGACTACAAAGAGAAGTATTAAGTTCTCTAGGTATTCGCTTTTCTCAATGCGTGTCATCCCAAGTTCTGCCCACGGAATATTCTGCTTCTGTGGGGATGTTAAGTCCGAGAGCAACCCCAGCTTCTTGTGCCATTCTTCCAGCGATATGTCCGACATCATCGGCTATCTCCCTTGATATACAGGCGATCTGAATCTCATCATGAATCCAGCCCATAATGAATACTTTGTCGCCATACTTTTCTTTGATTTTGTCGTAGGTCAGCATGACCCACTGTTTTGCTACGATTGCCCCAGCTGACTGAAGCAACTGTGAGAGGCATCGGTGTGCTGATCTGACCCTAAGTTTACGTCCATCGAGTGCCTTGATGTGGCCTCTCGAAGCCGCTGTCTTTAGGTTTTTCTTTAAGGTGGCAAACGCTGGGACAGCCTTGTCGTAGTTGTCTTTGAGTTCTTTACCCTTCTTTGCACCACCGCCAGCAATAGCACCTATCAGCCTATCACCACCGCCATACAGGGTGGCATAGACCCAAGTTTTCGCTAGGTTTC